GACGGCGACAATGTTATTATCGCAGGCCACGGACGGCTTCTGGCGGCTCGCAAACTGGGGATGGAGAAAGTCCCGATCATCTGCATTGATCATCTCACGAAGGCCCAGCAAAAGGCGCTCGTGATCGCTGATAACCAACTTGCCACAAACGCAGGCTGGGACATGGATATGCTAAAGGCCGAGATTGAGGGGCTGAAGCTAGAGGACTTCGACGTTGACCTGCTAGGCTTCGATGACAAGTTCCTAGATGGCTTGCTGGAGCCAGAGCCAACCGAAGGTTTGACCGACGAAGACGCTGTTCCTGAAGTTCCAGAGCAGCCAAAGACGGTTTTGGGTGACGTTTGGGTGCTGGGCAATCACAGGCTGATGTGCGGGGATAGCACCAGCATTGACGCGGTGGACAAGCTACTTAATGGCGTAACCATTGATCTTGTGCATACAGACCCACCATACGGCATCAATGAAAAAGGTATGCGTGACGATAGAGGCGGTCTAACGACAAACTCCAAACTACCAGACTTCAAAGATGACTCGATCCAGTATGCGATTGACGCATTCAATATCTGTGAAGGTTTAGGCATTAAGCGTCAGGTATGGTGGGGTGCTAATTACTACTCACACACTGTACCGCAGACAAATAACTGGTTTGTGTGGGATAAGCGAGTAGAAGACAAATACAACGATACACAGTCAGATTGCGAATTGGCGTGGGTAAAATCAAAGTGGTCTAGCATTAGGATATTCCGCCATGTTTGGAAAGGCATGATTAAAGATTCAGAGAAAGGCCAAAAGCGATTACACGCAACACAAAAGCCAGTAGCGCTCGCCGAGTGGGTGATTGATTACTATAAGGACGTTAAGACGGTTCTTGATCTGTTTGGTGGGTCAGGTTTCAACATAATGGCTTGCGAAAAGAAAGGCATTGATTGCTACACAATGGAGTTAATGCCTGAGTATACAGACACCATTGTAAAGCGTTGGCAGGACTTCACTGGGCAGCAGGCCATTCATGCTGAGACGGGAGAGCCGTTTGATGCCTCACGTTAAACTCACAGCAAAGCAGGAAGCCTTCTGTCAAGGCATCGCCAACGGCATGACACAGGCCGATGCTTATCGTTCCGCCTACAGCGCCGACAAAACCAGCGACAAAGTGGTTTATGTCAAGGCATCCGAAATGATGGCTGATGGTAAGATTTCGGTAAGGGTGGCTGAACTGAAAGCAGCCCTTGAGGCCAAGCAGCTTTGGAGCCGGGAGATGTCGGTCAAGGGCTTGGTGGCAGCTTACAAGGTGGCCCAAGGTGGAAACAATGCCAGCGGCATGACAGGCGCGATCAAAGAACTAAACGCGATGCACGGCTATAACGAGCCTGCAAAGCTGAATGTCAGCGGCAACATGATGCACCAGATCGTGCGCAAAGTGATCGATGGCAACGCTGACGATTAAAACCCCGCGATGGTTCAAGCCGTTCCTCCAGCCTGCACGCTACAAGGGCACGCACGGTGGACGCGGTTCGGGCAAGTCCCATGCCTTCGCTGAAGCGGTAATTGAAGCGCACGTAATGGATCAGCGCCGCCGTACTGTCTGCGTGCGTGAAATCCAGAAGTCCCTCGCCCAGTCTGTCAAGCGCCTGCTGGAACTCAAGATCGAGCAGCTAGGCGTGCAGGACTACTTCGAGGTGCAGGAGAGCCAGATCAAGTCCCGCCACGGTGACGGTCTCATCATCTTCCAAGGGATGCAGAACCACACAAGCGACAGCATCAAGTCGCTAGAAGGCTACGACTGCGCATGGGTGGAAGAAGCGCAATCACTCAGCCAGCGGTCGCTTGATCTGCTCCGCCCGACGATCCGCAAGCCCGGTTCGGAGCTTTGGTTCACATGGAACCCGCGAGAGGCAACCGACCCGATTGATGCGCTGCTGCGTGGCGAAACCCCACCGCCAAGCTCCATCGTGCGGGAGGTGAACTACAAGGACAATCCTTGGTTCCCCGATGTGCTGCGTGCTGAAATGGAGTTTGACCGCGCCCGCGATCCGGACAAGTACACGCACATCTGGCTCGGCGGTTATATCTCCAACAGCGAGGCCCGCGTGTTCCGCAACTGGCGGATCGAGGAGTTTGACGCACCGGCTGACGCAATTCACCGCTTTGGCGCTGACTGGGGCTTCGCCAGCGACCCCACGGTTCTGATCCGCTGCCACTTGGTTGGCCGCAATCTCTACATTGACCACGAAGCCTATATGGTCGGTTGCGAGATCGTGAACACGCCAGAGCTATTCCTGACGATCCCAGAGGCTGAGAAGTGGCCGATTGTTGCGGATAGCTCCCGCCCTGAAACCATCAGCCATATGCAGAAGAACGGCTTCCCGAAGATCATGCGTGCCGTCAAAGGCGCTAACTCGGTCGAGGAAGGCATTGAATGGCTGAAGAATTACGACATCATCGTCCATCCGCGCTGCACGCACACGATAGATGAACTCACGCTCTACAGCTACAAGACAGACCCCTTGACAAACAAAATTCTGCCGGTCTTGGAAGATAAGAACAATCATGTTATAGATGCGCTTCGCTATGCGTGCGAGGCAGTTAGACGGGCTGCACCGAAAAAGCCTGTCGAATTCCAGCCAATGGCTACGCTAAACAGGTGGTAATGAATGGCTCGTCCGACTAGAGAACAACGGCTCAACAGCGTTCATGCTACGGGAATGGCTGAATTCGACCGTTGCCAGTCTGCGCTGCGGGATGAGCGCCTTCAGTGCCTGCAAGACCGTCGCTTCTATTCGCTCGCTGGTGCGCAGTGGGAAGGCCCGCTTGGCGACCAGTTCGAGAACAAGCCGCGCTTTGAGGTGAACAAAATCCACCTGAGCGTTATCCGCATCATCAACGAATACCGCAACAACCGCATCGCCGTTGACTTCATCAGCAAGGACGGTGCGCAGGACGACGATCTAGCGGACACCTGCAATGGTCTGTTCCGTGCCGATGAGCAAGACAGCGTTGCAGAGGAAGCTTACGACAATGCGTTCGAGGAAGGCGTTGGCGGTGGCTTCGGTGCATGGCGATTGCGCAACGTCTATGAGGACGACGAGGACGACGAGAACGAAAAGCAGCGCATCCGGATCGAGCCGATCTACGACGCTGACAGCTCCGTGTTCTTTGACCTTGATGCCAAGCGCCAGGACAAGTCTGACGCCAAGTATTGCTTCGTCCTCTATTCGATGACCCGCGATGCCTACATGGCTGAATGGGGTGACGATCCAACCACGTGGCCGAAAGAGATCCACCAGTACGAATTCGACTGGCTCACGCCTGACGTTGTGTACGTCGCTGAATACTACAAGGTCGAGGAAGTGCGCGAGACCATCCGCATCTTTCAGACCGTGACCGGCGAGGAAGAGCGTTACTCGCAGTCGGACTTCGATGCTGATGAGACGCTAGAAGAAACCCTCGCTGCTGTCGGCACGATTGAGGTGCGCCAGAAGCGTGTGAAGCGCCGCAAGGTGCGCAAGTACATCATGAGCGGTGGCAAGGTGCTGGAGGATGCTGGCTACATCGCTGGCAAGAACATCCCTATCGTCCCGTTCTACGGCAAGCGTTGGTTCGTCGATAACGTTGAGCGTTGCATGGGCCACGTGCGTCTGGCGAAAGATCCGCAGCGCCTTAAGAATATGCAGCTTTCGAAGCTGGGCGAGATCAGCGCGCTTTCTTCGGTTGAGAAGCCCATCCTTGTACCTGAGCAGGTCGCTGGTCATCAGATCATGTGGGCAGAGGACAACCTGCGCAATTACCCGTATCTGCTGGTCAACCCGATCGCTGGCCCGAATGGCGAGACGCAGATCAGCGGCCCGGTGGCTTACACCAAGTCGCCCGCTATACCGCCTGCGATGGCTGCGCTCCTGCAATTGACCGAGCAGGACATGGCCGAGATCCTCGGCAACAACCAGCAAGCCGAGAAGATGGTCAGCAACATTTCCGGCAAGGCTGTCGAGCTTATCCAGACCCGTTTGGATATGCAGACCTTCATCTACATGACCAACATGGCGAAGGCGATGCGCCGCTGCGGCGAGATTTGGCTGTCGATGGCGAAGGACGTTTACGTCGAAGAAGGGCGTAAGATGAAGTCCATCGGCGCAATGGAGCAGATCCAGTCCGTCGAAATCATGAAGCCTATGATCGAGCAGGAGACGGGGGAACTCGTTTACGAGAACGATCTGAGCAAGGCGAACTTCGACGTTGCTGTTGACGTTGGCCCATCGTTCACCAGCCGCCGCGATGCTACGGTTCGTGCGCTCACTGGCATGATGCAGGTAACGACCGATCCTGAAACGCAGATGATCCTGCAAGCCATGGCTATTATGAACATGGACGGCGAGGGCATTGGCGACATCAAGGAATTCTTCCGCAAGAAGCTTGTGCAGCTTGGCGTGGTCGAGCCGACCGAGGAAGAGCAGCAGGCTATGATGATGGCTGCAATGGAAGCCCAGCAGCCCGATCCGCAGTCCGCTTACTTGATGGCGGCAGCGGCTGAGGCGCAGGCCAAGGCGGTCAAGGCTCAGGCTGATACGGAATACACACTGGCACGGGCTGAAGAGACCAAGGCCAAGACGGTTGAAACGCTGTCGAACGTGGACATTGACCAGCGCAAGTCCGCAGTTGAGACGGCTGAAAAGATTGGGGCTGCTGTTCAGCCTCCGATGAATGCGGTTCCACCCACCGCGCAATTTGGGTGAGTTTACGGGGTAATGTATGATCATGGCAGACACGGAGTTTGACGACACCACCGAGACCATTGAAATCGAGCAGGACGTTCCTGAGACTGTAAGCGATGAGGACTTTGCCGTCGCTGACACTGAGGAGACTGCTGAGGATGATGGCGACGATGAAGTTGTAATCTCCATTGGGGAGGAAGCGCCGCCTCCGCAGGAAGAAACCAGAGCGCCTGAATGGGTGCGTGAACTACGTAAAGCGAACCGAGAAAAAGACAAACGTATTCGTGAGCTTGAAGCAAAGCTGAATACCAGTGAGACCGAGACCAAGCCGGTTGTTCTGGGGCCGAAGCCAACGCTGGAAGCCTGCGATTATGACTCGGATGACTTCGAGCAGAAGTTGGCTGATTGGTATGAGCAGAAACGCGCAGCCGATGCAGCCGAAGCCCAGCAGCGAGAGGCCCAAGAGGCAGAAGCCGATGCATGGCAGAAGAAGCTTGAAGGATACGAGAAGGCTAAGGCCAGTCTCCGGGTGCGTGACTATGAGGATGCCGAGGCAACCGCCTTGGAGACCTTCAGCGTCACTCAGCAGGGGATTGTGATCCAAGGCTCTGAGAACCCGGCTCTGCTTGTATACGCAGTTGGCAAGAACCCATCGAAGGCCAAAGAACTGGCTTCCATCACTGACCCCGTGAAGTTTGCCTTTGCGGTAGCGAAACTGGAGACGCAATTGAAAGTGACCAATCGCAAGGCAGCGGCATCGCCAGAGCGCACTATCACCAGCGGTGGTGGTCGTCTCTCCGGTGCAATCGACTCAACCCTTGAACGCCTGCGCGCTGAAGCCGAAAAGACTGGAGACTACACAAAGGTTTTGCAGTATAAGCGGCAGAAGCAAGCGGCATCCTAATGTCTTAAAGGACTATTGAAATGGCTAACTCATTTTCGAAAGAAGAGCGGGTCGCGTTTGAAGACCTGCTTGAAGGTTTCCAGGACGCTCTCGTTCTCTCGCGCAACGTGTCGGTTTACAACACCGACCAGACTATGATGGAACGCGCTCGTGACACCATTTGGCGTCCGATGCCGTACATTGCCCAGTCGATCAGCTCGACCCCCGGCTCGACGATTGCTGGTTCGTATCAGGACATGACTCAGCTGTCGGTTCCGGCGACCCTCGGCTTCTCGCAGACCGTTCCGTGGACGATGACCACCCTCGAACTGCGTGATGCGCTTCAGGAAGGTCGTCTGGGCGAAGCCGCCAAGCAGAAGCTGGCTTCGGACATCAACGTTGCGATCATGAACACCGCTGCTTCGCAGGGTACTCTGGTTGTCCCTAGCGCGGCTACTAACGGTTCGTATGATGACATCGCTCTGTGCGACACCATCATGAACGAGCAGGGCGTGCCGAATTATGATCGCTTCCTCGGCCTGTCGAGCCGCGATTATAACGGTCTGGCTGGCAACATCGCTGGCGCGGCTGCCGCTGCCACCCGTTCGTTCGGTGGCGACAAGTCGAACCGTGCGTTCGAGCGCAGCTACGTTGGCCCGGTGGCTGGCTTCGAAACCTACAAGTTCGACTATGCCAACCGTCTGGCTGCTACGACCGCCGCTGGTATCACCATTGACACCACCGACACCACGATCACTGACTACGTGCCGCAGGCGACTTCGAATGCTGTAGGTGGTCAGATCAACGTGGACAACCGTTATCAGACCGTCACGCTTTCGAGCGTTGTCGGTGTGAGCGTTGGCGATGCCTTCAGCATCGACGGTATCGAAGCGGTACAGCACATCACCAAGGGTTCGACCGGCCAGCCGAAGACCTTCCGCGTTATCGCCCTTGCTGGTGGTAGCGATGTGGTCATCTCGCCGCCGATCATCTCGGCTTCGTCGCTTCCGACCGATGCGGAGGTTCAGTACAAGAACTGCGAACTGGTTGCGACCAACGCAGCCGCTCCGATCACCTTCCTGAACACCGCTGATGCCAACATCAACGTGTTCTGGCAGAAGGATGCTCTTGAACTGCTTCCGGGTCGCTATGCGGTTCCCTCGGACGCTGGCACCGCTGTGATGCGCGCCTCGACCGATCAGGGCATCGAACTGGTCATGCAGAAGTTCTACGACATTGACAGCATGACGATTAAGTATCGTCTCGACACGCTGTTCGGCGTTGTGAACAAGCAGCCGGAAATGTCCGGTATCTTGCTGTTCGGTCAGTAAGCAAAAAGAAGGGGGAGGGCTTCGGCTCTCCCCTTTCACCTAGAAGGAATAGATCATGCCGCTGAAAAAAGGTTACAGCCGGTCGAGCATCGGCAAGAACATTAAGATGGAGGAGAAGGCTGGTCGCCCGCGCAAGCAGGCGGTGGCTATTGCTCTTAATGTGGCACGCAAGGCGGCGATGAAAGCGGGCAAGCCTAGCAAGGCCCCCAAGAGGAAGAAATAATGAATTTCCCCGCACCTCTTTACCGCACCCCCGGCCCGTATCGTAAGGGCAAAGGGAAGAAGACCTACAAGGTCTGCGGTGCAAAAGATCAAGCGCACTATGACGCGCTGCTCGCTAAAGGCTGGTTCGCTTCTTACGAGGAAGCTGTTGCTGGCAAGCACGCTGACGCTATCATTGAAGCTGCGGAAGCCTTTGAGGAAGCTGTCGACGAGGTTTCTGATGCCACCCGCGAGGAGTTGGAACAGAAGGCCGAAGAGCTTGGCATTGGCTTTAACAAGCGCACGAGCGATAAAAAGCTTGCCGAGCGCATCGCTGCGGCTCTGGAGGAATAAATGGGCTACACCAAGCGCCAGTTCGTGACCGCTGCCTTTGAGGAAATCGGGCTTGCGGATTACGTGTTCGATCTCACGCCTGAGCAGCTTGAGAGCGCATTGCGGCGCTTGGATGCCATGTTGATGGAATGGAACGCCAAGGGCATCCGCCTTGGCTATGCTTCCGCCAGCAGCCCGCAGGACAGCGATCTCGACACGGAAACCAACGTGCCTGACAGCGCATGGGAAGCGGTGATTACTAATCTCGCTGTTCGTATTGCGCCGGGTTACGGCAAGACCGTATCGCCTGACACCAAGATGGTCGCCAAGCAGGGCTACAACACGCTCTTGCAGCGCGCCACCTTCCCGCTTGAGCAACAGCTTCCTGAGACCATGCCGTCCGGTGCTGGCAACAAGCCTTGGTGGTATGATAATCCGTTCCTTCAGAGGCCCGTTGATCCCGTGGACGCTGGTTCTGATGGCCCTATCGAGTGGAGTTAAGCAATGCCGACAATTAACCAGCTTCCTCTCATCACGCAGCTTTCGGGCGGTGATAACGTGGTTCTGTGGGTTCCCAATCAGGGGGACAGCCGCCGCGCCTCGATCACTACGCTGATCTCCTACATTGAGGATAACTTTGGCGATGTGGTCGCCACGACTGTTCGCACGCAGCCGACGACTGTGGGGCAGCTTCCGAGCGCCACCACAGCTGGGGCTGGCACTCGCGCCTTTGTCACCGATAGCAGCGTGACCACCTTCGGCACGACTGTTGCGGCTGGTGGCTCCAATCAGGTTCCGGTCTATTCGGATGGCGCTAACTGGAAGGTTGGCTAATGAAAAAGGCTAAGCCGGTCTGGGAAAAGAAGAACCCAGTCAAGAAGTCAAAGCCGCTGTCCAAGAAGGCCAAGGCTTCAGCTAAGGCTATGGCTGCGGCTGCTGGCCGACCATATCCGAACCTCGTCGACAATATGCGGGCGGCGAGGAAGAAGAAGTGAAGAAAGACAGCCGCCTTACCCGCGCAGGCGTGACGGCCTACAACAAGCCCAAGCGCACGCCTAGCCACCCAAAGAAGTCGCATATTGTTGTCGCCAAGGAAGGTGATAGGGTAAAGACGATCCGCTTTGGTGAGCAAGGGGCTAAGACGGCTGGCAAGCCCAAGGCTGGTGAAAGTGATGCGATGAAAAAGAAGCGGGCTAGCTTTAAGGCTAGGCACGCTGCCAACATCGCTAAAGGCAAAATGAGTGCGGCCTATTGGGCCGACCGCGTTAAGTGGTAATTTGGTTAAAGGATTTTTGAAATGGCGAATATTGAACCTTTTGATCCAGCGTATGGCCGTGGCTTTACTGTCTCTCCCGGTGTGGCTTCGGCTAGCTCAAACATTCCGGTGAACACCACCTCGCTGTGCATCACCAGCCGTAATGCGATCGAGTGTTTTGTCCGCGTTGGCCCTGCTGGCACTACTGCCAGCACTGCTGATTATTTGGTTCCGCCGAATGGTCAGGTGACGATTGCCAAGTTCCGTGATCACGACACCATTGCTTACATCGCTCCGGCTGGTGGCGGCAGCCTTCACATCATGCCGGGTGAGGGCTTCTAGTGTTTCCGCTGACGCGCCTTCGCACTCGTCTGCGGTTCTTCAACGTGGATGGCGGGCCTGTGCTTGAAGCTCTTTTGCAGGAGGACGAAAGCTTCCTTTTGCAAGAGGACGACGAGTACATCCTGCTTGATGGGTAGCAAATGGTACAAATACCCATCATCAACGGGATCTATACGGATAGCTCGCCGGATTTCCGGACATCCTATCCGGTAAATCTCGTGCCTGTCCCAAAGGCCAATGGCATCTCGGAGGGCTATCTGCGCCCTGCCGATGGTCTGGTAGCGAACGGCACTGGCCCCGGCACAGATCGCGGCGGCATCAACTGGAACAACGTCTGCTATCGGGTGATGGGTTCCAAGCTTGTCAGCGTGTCCTCCACTGGCGTTGTCACCATTCTGGGGGACGTTGGCGACGACGGGCGGCTTGTGACGCTGGATTACAGCTTTGACCGCCTTGCTATCGCGTCCAATGGCAACCTGTTCTACTGGTCGCCCTCGCTTGGCTTGATCCAAGTCACCGACCCCGATCTTGGCGTTGTGCTGGATGTGGTGTGGGTGGATGGCTACTTCATGACCACGGACGGCGAGTTCCTAGTCGTGACGGAGCTTAGTGATCCGACGCAGGTGAACCCGCTTAAGTACGGTTCGTCCGAAGCAGACCCCGATCCGGTCAAGGCGCTGCTGAAGCTTCGCAACGAGGTCTATGCGCTCAACCGTCACACCATCGAAGTGTTCGACAACGTGGGCGGGGATTTGTTCCCGTTCCAGCGCATCGAGGGCGCTCAGATCGAGAAGGGCGTGATCGGCACGCACGGTTGCTGCAACTTC